ACTACGCCGAGCGCGTGGATGCGCCGATCGATGCGCAGCCCGTGCTGTTTGTCGCCCGGGGACGGTTCTATCACTGCGGCGCCGTCGCCTTGATCGGCGATGAAACCTGGGTGCTGCACAACGATCAATCGGCGGGCATGGTGGTCTGCCAGCGCCTGCGGGATCTGACCCGCTGGGCCTACTCCCTGGAAGGATATTACCGGTGGATCGCAACGAAGTAACGCCGCTGGTCGTCCAGCCGCATCCCTTCACGCCCGAGGGCCGCAAGTTTACCGTCGCGGCCTTTTTGCAGGGCGAGACCCTGGGCGCGTACGTCGAGCGTAACGGCATCGTGTTGCCGCGCTCGGAATTCCGCGTTCAGCACAATGGCCGCGCGGTGCCGCATCATCTGTGGCAGCGCTTGATCCCGCGCACGGGCGACCAGATTGTGATTCACGCCATCGCCCAGGGCGGCGGAGGCGGCGGGAAGGTGTTGCGCACTGTTGCCATGATCGCGCTGGTGGTAGCGGCCCCCTATATCGCGGGCTGGGCGATGACTGGGACGTGGGCTGCCGCGACGGGGTTTATGGGCGGCGTCCTAACTGCCGGCGTCATGATCGGCGGCTCCCTGCTGATCAATGCCTTGCTGCCGCCACCGACCGCAACTGCGGAAGCCCTGGGAACAGGCGCGAAGTACGACGCCTCGCCGACCTATTCACTCTCCGGCGGCCGCAATCGCTTGCGCCTGTGGGAGCCGATGACGCTGATCTTCGGGCGTCACAAGGTCGTCCCGGATCTGGGCGCGAAGTATTTCACCGAGTACGTCGGCGACACGCAGTACCTGAATCAGGTTTTTCACTTTGGCCTGCAGGCGGGCCAGTGTGTGCTCACGGATTTCAAGATCGGCGCGACTTCGATCAATGACTACCAGGACGTCCAGATCCAGGTGTCCGGCGAGGACGGCAAGCTCTCCATGTTCCCGGGCAACGTCGATACCCTGGATGGGTTCGTGCTCGAATCGGGTGTCGTGAACACGCGCACCACGCCGCTGGATACGACCTCGATCTCCGTCGACCTGGCCGCGCAACTCTTCAACATTACGGACCAGGGCGCCGTCACCGGCATGTCGGTGGACGTGGTGGTCCAGTACCGCAAAGTTGGAGATACCGCCTGGATCGATGCTGGCTCAATCACGGACGCCATCTACGCGACGCATTACTGGTCCTATGACGAGGAGTACACCTACTGGGTGGATGGCAATACCCCAGGAGCTGGCCAGCAAACCGGCTATCGCAATATCAGCTACGGCTCCACGAATTACGCGGATCATGTCGACGGCGAGCGGGTGAAGATTGCTGATGCCTATTGCATGGTGAACCCGGAGCGGTGCTATCCGGCGCGGTATGCGGTATGGCGCTGGCTGCCGCACCCGTACCGCCAAGGGCGGCCGTGGCGGGGCATTGCCCCGGATCCGCTGATCGGCTACGTCACAAGCCCGGGCGTGCGCATCTACGGCGCCCGCCAGGAGCCGACGCGAAAGACCGTGTCCTGGGCCGTTGCGAAAGGCCAGTACGAGGTCCGCATCTGGAAAAGCACCGCAGACATCAAGGACAGTCGTCAAAGCAACGAGACGGCCGTCTCCCAGATCCTGTGCTTCCAGACTGACGATGCCGATTACTCGGGCCAGTTGCGGGTTGCGCTGAGGATCAAGGCCACGTCGCAACTGAACGGCGCCATCGATGAATTCTCGGCCATGGCCCAGGCACATGCCCCAGTGTGGACTGGAGAGCATTTTGATGTCCAGCACACGCGCAATCCGGCCTGGTGGTACCTGTGGTTCGCGATGGGCAAGTCCATCGAGGGCAAGGGTCGCGTCTACGGGGCTGGTCTGACAGAAGCGCAGATCGATGTCGAGTCGATCAAGGCATGGGGCGCGTGGTGCGACCTGAAAAAGCTGACGTTCGACTATGTCCTTGATCGCAAGATGAGCAGCGCCCAGGTCTTGCAGATAATCGCGCGCGCCGGCCGCGCTTCGCCCACGTGGCAGACCGGCAAACTGGGCGTGGTGTGGGATGCCGCTGATCAGCCGGTCGTGGCGATGTTCGGGCCGTTCAACATCAAGGCCGGCAGCTTCAAGGTCGCCTACATCAATGACGATACGCCCGACGAGATCGTCCTGAACTTCGCGAACGAAGAACGCGATTATCAGATGGACGAAGTGCGGGTTGCGGTGCCCGGCGCCACGGCCACGAACAATCCTCTGCAGTTGGACCTGGATGGCTGCACGGTCGCTGACATGGCCGGACGCGAAGCCAATCTGATCGCTGCGTCCCAGGTCTGGCATCGCCGGCGCACGACATGGGAGACGGATATCGAAGGCTGGGTCGCCAGCCGTGGGGATGTCGTTCAGATCAGCCACGACCTGACTGTCTGGGGGTACTCCGGGCGGCTGATGGGACGCTCTGGCAATCAGATCACGCTCTCGCAATCCATCCCCACGGGTTCTGGCACGATGATGTTGCGCGACCCCGAGGGCAACATGAAGACCGTCGTGGTGGCGGGCGATGTGGATACCGACACCGTCACGATCACCAGCGACATGACCGGATTTCCTCTGCCTGGGGACGCAGGATTTGAGGATGTGCCGGCGCTCGACTGGGCGTTCTTTTTCGATCCCCTGGCAACCCCGGGGCGGCGGTTCAAAATCGTGGACGTCCAGCCGACCCAGGATGGGGTGCGGTTCTCCGCCGTGGATGACGACCCCGAATACTACGCTTCGGAGACGAACCCGTACGGCTACACGCCGCCTCGCGACGGTGCGTACCTGGGTGGAGTGATCTTTGGAGTGACTGTCACCGAGGGCATCGTCAACGTCCTGGCCGACATCAACAGTGTGCAGATCGGCTGGGCGCTGTCTGTTGCGATGCCGGTCGATGTCGTGATCGCGGTCAATGGTGCTGCGCAACCTGCGGTGCGCGTCGAGGATCGGAAGATGACGATCCAGGCCCAGACCGGGGACGTGCTGGACATCACGGTCACGCCGGTTTCCGTGCTGGGCCGGGGCAAGCCCGTGATGCGCAGCTACACGGTTCAGGGCCTGCGCGCACCGCTGCCCGCAGTGACCGGCCTGACCAGCGTGTTTCGTGACGGCCTGACCGTACTGACCTGGGGCCGCGTCGTGGATGTCCGGCAGCCGGACTATGAGATCCGGATCGGCGAATCCTGGGCGAATTCGCGCACGGTGGCGGTGACGCCCATGCTCGAATCACTGACTGTCGGCAACGGCCTGTACTGGGTCGCCGCGCGCTACGTCTACAAAGGGCAGGCGATCTACGGCCAGCCAGACAGCCTGCTTGTGTCTGGCGCTGCGCTGGTGCGCAATGTTCTGCTGACCGAGGTCGAGGATCCGGCATGGGACGGCGATCTCAGCGAGGGCGCCTACGTCTGGGATGACCTGCTGACGCTGTTGGGCGCCGGTGATGTTCTGGCCGAGGCTGACATCCTGGCCGTGCGTGATGTGCTCTGGTACGGCGGTGCTCAGCCGCGCGGCGTTTATACGTCTGCACAGACCGTGGACATTGGTTTCGTCGCGCCTGTGCGGCTGGACTTCCATATCGATGCCTATGCCCTGAATTTTGGCGAGGACGTGTTGAGCATGGACGATGTCCTGTCCAATCCGGACATCCTGAATGCCTCGAATGCGCAGCATTGGAAAGCTACGCCGCAATACCGGGTCGCCGGCGACGACGAAGTCTACGGGCCGTGGATCAACTACACGCCGGGACTGGTCAACATCCGGTATATCCAGGTCCGCATTGTGATTGAGACCGATGAGCCGCTCATCGTGCCCTTCGTCGAGCATTTCACCTGGATCGTCGATGTGCCGGATCTGCTGCAGTCGGCCGAGGGCATCACGGTGCCGACCACAGGCCTGCGGATCGAGTACGAAAAGGTCTTCCACGCCGTGCCGAACGTGCAGATTGCACTGTTTGATGCCGTGGACGGCGATCGCTACGTCCTGACGAATTCGGATGAGACCGGCTTCGACATCCAGGTCCTCAACTCATCTACGCCCAAGGCCGCCGTCATCAACTGGCTGAGCCAGGGATTCTGATTTTCCTTCGCATCAACCCAAGCCCGCCGCGCGCGGGCTTTTTCGTTTGGAGTCGATATGACCCAAGAAGCTGTGCAAATCACGACCACACCGCCGCTGCCTGGCCTGCAGCTCGTGCAGGACATGAATAAGGCCCTGGAAACCATCGCGACCGATTTCGCGGGCAGCACCGATCCGGCGGCGATGGCCTGGGCGTACTCCACCTGGGCCGACTCCAGCACGGGCACCCTCAAGCGCCGCAACGACACAAATAGTGCCTGGGTGATCGAAGGTCGCCTGCTGCGCGCGCACCTGCCCATGTATGCCCAGGCCGACGTGCCGGTGCTGGACATCGGGCCGATCTACATCATCGGTAAGGGACCTGCAGAGTGGGTGGTGTCTGAGTACAAGGTGTTGATGCCGGATTTTCCGAACAACACTGATCTGCAATGGCTCGGCACCCCTATTGGCGGCTACATCACTCCGCTGACGCTGCCACCCACGGATGATCCACGATTTCGATATGTGCTTTGCACGGCCGGTGAAGATGGGGTGGGCGGCTACAACGAGGGCATCCTGACAGACGAAACCGTCACCGGTTCTGCGTCGCTTGTCGAAGCTACAGCCGTAGTCGATCTGGACGGCAGTCCGTTCGATGGACTGACGATCCACCTGATCAACACCGAAGGCCGGTTTGTCGGGGCGGGTGCTGTGGAGGCGTTCGAGGACGACCAGTTCCAGGCGCACAAGATGGAAATCCGTATGGCGAACGGGGCAATGACGATCCGCCGCGCTAGTACATCAGGAACAGGCAACGACTCTGTCTACACAGACGTGAATTTGAGTGACGCAGCCCGGTTCCAAGCAGCCGTGTTCATTTCCGATGGCGCAAACGGCACCCCGCGCACAGGGGATCACACGCAGCCACGCGCCCACCGCCTGCCACACTACCGGAGGATACTGTAATGCCCTATGCAACGAACGGCGGGGTGTCCCGCGCTGATATGTCCGGCGACCCCGCGTGGATCGAGATCGACGAAAACCAGTACGCACAAGCGCTGGCCGGGATGCAGGTCGGCAAGATCGTGAGCATCGACGGCGGCTTTGCTGTGGTCGATCCGCCCGCGCCCGAGGAGCCGCCCGCGCCTGATCCGCAGCCGCCCGGACCGCCCACTGTCGTCACTCGCGCCCAAGGCAAAGCCGCATTGATCCAGGCTGGCCTGTGGGATGCAGTCGAGGCCTACGTGGGCAGCATTACGGACCCGACCGAAAAAGCCCTGGCGCTGGTGGCGCTCGACGATACGACCGAATGGCGGCGCGATAGCCCGTTCCTGGCGACTGCTGCGGCTGCGCTTGGCTTGTCGGAAACGCAGCTTGACGATCTATTTGTGACTGCCGCAGCCATTATCCTGTAGCCCCCCCACAATCACCCATCTAGCCCGCCCTGCGCGGGTATTTTTTCGTCCAAAGGAAGGGACCGCATGTGCGAGATCGAAAAAGCTGAGTTCGAGGCCATGGTGCGTAGGCAGGAGGCCAGCGAGCAGGCGCTCAAGGAAGTGCGCGAGAACATCCGGCAGATCCGAGCCGACACGGCCGGCATCGTGGATTTCTTCGACAGCGCCACGGGCGCGTTCAAGGTCCTGAACTGGATCGGCAAGGCGGCCAAGCCGCTGGGCTACATCGCGGCCACAATCGCGGCGGTCGCCGGCGCTTGGGCCAGCGTGAAAGGAGGCATCAGGTGAAGCTCATCGACAACTGGCGGCAATGCCACAAATTCTGGTCCGTACGCCTGCAACTCGCGGGCGTTTTTCTTTTGGGCGCTTTACAGGAGTTTCCCGATGCAGTCGCTCATATCTGGCTTGTTCTTCCTGCTGAAATCCATGCTGCGATCCCCGACGACGCCCTCCGCTGGATCGGGTACGCCTGCCTCGCCGCCGGCATCCTCGCCCGCATCGTCCGGCAAGAGCGGCTCCACCAAACCCAGAACCTTGGCCTGGGGGGCGAAGGTCAGCGCGGCATTCCGCGAGACGCTGTTTGAGATCGCCGCAGCGCTGGGCGTCAAGCCCGACTATCTGATGGCCTGCATCGCATTCGAGACGGCCGAAACCTTCCGGCCTGACATCCGCAATGCAGCCGGCAGTGGGGCGGTGGGGCTGATTCAGTTCATGCCAGCGACAGCGCGAGGGCTGGGGACGTCGACCGAGGCCCTGGCCAGGATGTCCGCCACCGAGCAGTTGGACTACGTGCGGATGTACTTCAAGCCCTATGCTGGCCGCTTGAAGACCCTCTCCGACGTCTACATGGCGATCTTGTGGCCGAAGGCCATCGGCAAGCCGGAGGGCTATGTGCTGTGGTCCAAGGGCACGAGCCCCACGACCTACCGGCAGAACAGCGGCCTGGACGTGAATGGCGATCACGACATCACCAAGGCCGAGGCCGCCGGACTGGTGTTGGCCAAGCTGGAGCGCGGGCGACTGCCGGGGAATTTGTGGAGGGAAGCGGCATGATCGAGATGATCATCGGCCAGGTGTGGCCATACCTGCTGGGCGCGCTGGCGCTGCTGGCTGGCTGGTTCGCCGCGAAGCACCAGGGCAGGGCGGAGGCGCAGCGCGACGCGCTGCAAAAGGCCGTAGAGGCCAGCGACAAGGCGAGAAAGGAGGCCCGCGATGTGGCTCAGAAAGTGGATGCGATGGGTGATGCTGCTGTCAGCGATCGGCTCAAGTCTGGCTGGGTGCGCGACGCCCCGCGCCGGGATTGAGTATTGCGATCATGCGCGACCGATCTGGTTCGATTCGGCGGCCGATGTGGATGCAACCCCGGCGCAGGTACGGCGTCAGGTGCTCGAGCATAACGAGACGGTACGACGGCTGTGTGGGTGAGAGCTTATGGTTCAATCATCGGATCTATGTCGCCGAGACTGAATGTCTCAACCCTTCCGATTTGTCTGCCGGCGCCATCAAGCGGCACCCCTTGGTATCGAATAGCCGGGTAACTGTCGAGCGTTGCAATGATTCGGTATCGCTTGGAGACACCTAGCTTTCGTTTGAGAATGACTGTATCGCCTTCTTGCGGTACTGCGCCGAACATCTGAGCCACAACCTCAACCTCGCCAGCCAACTCCCAGCGCGCCCTGGCAATCGCGGCAGCGTGAAATGTGGCCGGCAGGCCCTTCATGTTCGGCTGGCAGCGCGCCAGGTCCTGATCGTCCGCGTAGCGAACGATTGGCACTGACCCATCCGGCTTACCGTGTGTGGCCGTGATGGCGCGAACCTGGGACACGATGCTGTCCGATAGTTCCAGGGACGCTCCTTCCAAAGTCAAGATGGCCTCCCCCACTTTGATCGGGACGGTATTACGCCCAGACTCCCAGTGACGCACCGTACGTTCCTGCACGGAGCAGAATTGGGCAAACCAGGGGACAGACAGCCCCAGGGCCTCCCGGATAGTCTTGAGCGTGGCGCCACTCATTGGACTTTGGCGTCCGGCGTCGATCGTGTTGGCGGCTTGTTGTTGAGTCATGATGTTGCTCCTTGAGCGAGCCTCGTGCCAATCACAAGGCAGGCCATCACATTAGTTCCGTTTTCGGAACTCGTCAACAGCAGACGGTAGGGGCCTACGATTCGCTGCGGTGATCTCGGGCACTGTACGGCACCAGGTGCTCGACCAGAGCGGCGCAGGCCAGATCCACGGGGCCGGGTATCGCGCTGTCGCCCGAAAGCCATCGCGCGTACGTCGCACGATTGACACGCAGTGCTTGGGCGGCGGTGTCGTATGTGTGGCCCATTTCGGCTTGCCAGCGGCGGAGATCGTCGGGGGTCATGCGCCGAATTCCTTGCGCATCCTTGCTTCCCAGACATCCGGCCCGCCCAGTAACTGAGCAATCTGTCGGGCCGTGGCCCAGCCGGTGCTTTCTTCATTGGCTCCGGCGTCCGGCAGGGCGCTTGAGAAAAGCAGATAGGCCTCGCCGATCCATAGCGCGGCGTCAAGCCTAGCGGTATCGTCCTGGGCTGCTGCAAATGCCTGCGCGGCCTGAATCATGGCTTCGATGCCGTCAGCGGCCTGGCGGCTTTTGAAGTAGATCGGCAGGTCCGTAGCCTGCTCGGCCAAGACCGCGATCTCAGAAATGAGGGCAGGGGTGTCCATGGGCGGCTCCACGCGGGTAATGATCCAATCGGTGAGCCGCATTCCTGCGGCCCGAGATTCGCGCACCCATCTGGCTTTTAGCTCAGCGGGCACGCGAAGATGAATCAGTGCGTCAGTCACACCAGACCGGCCAGTTCAGCCAGGCGTTCGCGAGTGACGATGGCGTTGCTGCCGGGGCGCTTCCAGTAAGCCGCGCCGTTGTACGTTCCGGCGCCACGGATCAGGCCCAGGCTGGCGGCGATTTTGTTGGCTTCGCGGAGGGTGCGGATTGCTTGCATGATGTTGCTCCTATCGGGATGCCCGGTTCCGCCGGGGCGGTTGGCGTTCGATTCCGATCACCATAAATGCATTATAAGTCGCAATTTGCGACTGCGCAAGCGCCAAGAAAGGTATTTACCCCATATCCCGCAGCGCAAACTGTCCAGACGCAAAAAAGCCCGCGCTGGGGCGGGCATTGTCTAGGGCATGTCAAAAATTCCCCACACTGCGAATCATCAAATCTCTGTAAACCCTGGAGGCGCAAGCCGGAATCGAACCGACGTACACGGATTTGCAATCCGCTGCATCACCACTCTGCCATTGCGCCGGTGATGTCCGATGCCCGGACTGATCCGGGCCAAGTCCGGCATTATACGATATTTTTCATCGCATCTCGAACGCCTCGCGGCGCACCGGCATGTCTTCGATGCCGAGGGACCGCAGGCCGGATTCCAGGTGGCGGGCAAGCCCTGCCGGCCCGCAGAACCAGATGTCCATCGCGCCGTCGGCCTGGGCGTACTGGCGCCTCAGGGTTTCGGCGTCCAGGTGCTGGCCGGCACTGGCGTCGTGGATATGCAGAGTGATCCGCGGCAGCGCGGCGCACAGGACCTGCAGGCGCTCGACGAAGGGGTCGCGTGCGGCATCCCGGATGCAGTAGTGCAGGTCGGTGCGCGGCGCCCGTTCCGGGTGGTCCTGCAGCGATTCGAGCCAGGCCAGGAACGGCGTGATTCCGATGCCGCCCGCGACCCAGGCCTGGCGGGGCGCGCCGCGCCGGTGGTCGAAGCGGCCGTAGGGGCCTTCGACCTGTACGGGCTGGCCCGCGCGCAAGCGTTGAGCCAGTCCGCTGGTGTAGTCGCCCAGGGCCTTGATCTGGAAGCGCAGGCGCCGCGCCTGGGGCTGATCGGCACTGGCGATGGTGAAGGGGTGGGCGCCTTCGCCGGCATCGAAGGTCACGAAGGCGAACTGGCCCGCGCGGTGGCCGGGCCAGCCGGCATCCATCGCGCATTCGACCTCGGTGATGCCCGAAGGCAGTGCGCGCACGGATTCGATCCGGCCGGCATGGCGGCGGCGGATGCCGATGCGCTGGCGCAGGGCCATGACCGCCGCCGCGCTGCCGCCCAGCATCAGCACGCCCATGATCAGCCCCAGGGGTTGCAGCCACCAGTTGGCCGGGGTCAGGGCCGCGGTGTGGAACACCAGGGCGAGATACAGGGCGGGCATCGCGCGGTGCAGGAGACGCCAGGGCTTGTAGGGAAAGGCTTTCCACAGGGTGATGACCAGCGATGCGATGAGGGCGTAGATCACCCATTCGCCGACGTCTTCGGCCAGGCCGTGGACGGGCCGCAGGAAATCCAGTGCGGGAAACTTGGCCGGCTTGTGGATCGCCGCGCCGATCAGGTCCTTCAGCGGGCCCTTGCTCAGCTTGGCCAGCCAGTGCGCCACCCCCAGGCTGATGGCCAGGATGCCGGCCCATTTGTGCAGGCGGTAGATGCGGTCCATGCCGCCCAGGACCGGTTCGAGCCAGGCGGGCCGTGTGGCCAGGATCATGACCAGCGACATCAGGCCCATGGACAAGGCGCCCGTCAGGTAGATTGCCTGAGTGCGGACGACCCAGGGGGCGTCGCCGGCGATGGGGTTCAGGAAGAAGGCGTCCCGGGACCACGCCAGGGTCAGGACAGCCAGGAATGCGAGCAGAACGTGCCGGATTTTCATGAGGGTTTCCATCATTCGCATGGCCGATGCGGATCGGCGATGGAGCCAGTATGGGATCGGGTGCCTGAATCTTCCGTGAAGCCGGCGTTCATCCCGCGTTCATGCAATGGGATGGCGCGGCGCCCGGCCGTGGCTGGATCTTTCATATTGAAAAAGCACGTTTCCGGCGCCGGGCGCGGCGGTGCGCAGCGTGCTAAGGTGGGGCATCCCCTCAGCGGACAGCGAGGATGCCATGCCCAGCACACAGTCCACGGACCAGACGATGCAACGCTACCTCGTCCTGTTGCGTCCGGAAGACCCCGACAGGGGCGTCCGCGTGCTCGCCGAGCTGGCCCAGGCAACCGTGGTCATCCGTTCGCGCGATACCGGAACCCCGCGCCAGCCTCCCTGCGTCCTGGTCTTCGATCATATCGGCGCGGCACGCGTGCATTGCACCGCGCAGACGCGGCAGCGGCTGGCCGATGCCGCGGCCAGTGGAAACAGCGCCATCCTGGCCATCGAACCCGAACGCACCGTCTATGCCATCGCCGAAGCCGGCGGCCCCGCCACCGGCCCGGAGCCGGTCGTTTCCGGCGCATCCTGGGGCGTGCATGCGGTCGGCGCGGATGCTTCTCCCTATACAGGCAAGGGCATCCGCATCGCGGTGCTGGATACCGGCCTGGACCTGTCCCACCCGGATTTTGCGGGCCGCCCCGTCGTGTCGCGTTCCTTCGTGGAGGGCGAGTCCGTGCAGGATGGCAACGGCCACGGCACGCATTGCGCGGGGATCGCGGCGGGTCCGGCTTCGCCTGCCTCGCAGCCCCGCTACGGCGTGGCGGGCGAGGCCATGCTGTTCGTGGGCAAGGTCCTGGGCGACGAGGGCCGGGGCGGCGACGGCGATATCCTGGAAGGCATCGATTGGGCCGTCGAGCATGGCTGCCACATTGTCTCCATGTCGCTGGGCAGTCCCGTGGAACCGGGGCAGGGCTATTCGACCGTGTTCGAGGAAGTCGCGCGGCGCGCCCTGGCGGCCAGCACCCTGATTGTGGCTGCCGCGGGCAACGAAAGCCGGCGCCCGGATGCCGTCGCGCCGGTCGGCCATCCGGCCAACTGTCCTTCGATCCTGGCCGTGGCCGCCGTGGATTCGGCGCTGCGAGTGGCGCCGTTTTCCTGTGCAGGCCTGGAAGGCGAGGGCGGCGAAGTGAATGTCGCGGGACCCGGCGTCGACATCCTGTCGGCCTGGCCGGCGCCGGCACTGCACCGCAGCATCAGCGGCACCAGCATGGCCACGCCGTTCGTGGCGGGCGTGGCCGCTTTGCATGCGCAGGCCGATGCTTCGGCCCGTGCGGCGCTTCTGGGCGAGCGGCTGGTGCAGTCCTGCCAGGCGCTGCAGGATCCCGTGCGCGACGTGGGCGCCGGCCTGGTGCGGGCCCCATCGGGGGCATGACATGGCCCGGATCCGCCTGACCGTCCTGGTACGCGACACCTGGCGCGACCGCTATCCCCAGGTCGTGGAGCATTGCCGTCAGGCCGGGCTGGCGGTGGAACGGGAACTCGTCGCGGTGGGCGTGATCGTCGGCAGCATCGAGGAAGAGCTGCTGGTGGCCGTGTCCAGGGTCGAAGGTGTGTCGGCCGTGGAGCCCGAGCGCGCCAACCGGGCCCTGGAAAGCCCGGACCGCCCGGCCTGATCGGCGCTTCCCGGGCCCCCCGGACGGGGCCGTGCGGGATCGGCCGGCCAGGCGTTGTTGTTAAGATGGCGTCTTTCTCCGCAGATCATTCCGACCCATGGGCACCCTGCTGCCGTTCATCACAGGCACCATCTGGCTGTATGTGCTGGTGCGCTTCATCTGGCCGCTGCCCTGGGGCATCGGTGCGCGGGCCGCTCTGGCGCTCGTCCTGTGCCTGGTGGCGCAATATCACTGGTTCCTCCGCCGCTTTTTCGGTTCGCTGGCCTCGCCGGAGCTGCCCCAGGAAGTCCTCGTGGGCCTGGGCTGGGCTTTCGGGTCGGTCCTGCTGCTGGCGATGCTCCTGCTGCTGCGTGATGTGGCGGGCGGGCAGGCATTCCTGTTTTCGCGCGCTGCAGGGCGGGCCATCCTGGGCGGCCGGGTGCTGCACCTGTCCCTGGGTGCGCTGGCCCTGGTCCTGTCGGCCATCGGCACCTGGCAGGCTGTCCGGGTGCCGGACGTCAAGACCATGGAACTGGCCTTGCCCGGCCTGCCGCCCGCCTTCGACGGCTACCGCGTCGTGCAACTGACCGATCTGCACGTGAGCCGCCTGCTGCCCAGGTCCTGGATAGCCGCCGTGGTGGCAAGGACCAATGCGCTGGATGCCGATCTGGTCGTGATCACGGGCGACCTGGCCGACGGCTCGCCTCGCGCCAGGGCGGACGACGTGAGCCCGCTGCACGACCTGCATGCGCGCGACGGCGTGCTGGCGATTCCCGGGAACCACGAATACTACGCCGACTACCGGGGCTGGATGGCGGCGTATCGGGCGCTGGGCCTGGACATGCTGGAAAACGGCCATGTCGTCATCCGGCGCGGCGGTGCCGCACTGGCCGTGGCGGGGATCACCGACCGCCAGGCCGCATCGTTCGGCCAGCCGCGCCCCGATCTGGCCGCTGCGCTGAAAGACGTGCCGCCGGGGGTGCCGGTGATCCTACTGGCCCACCGCCCGGAAGGCGCGGCGCAGCATGCGCGGGCCGGGGTGGCGCTGCAGCTTTCGGGCCACACGCATGGCGGGCAGATCCTGGGGCCGCACCTGCTGACGCAGTGGGCCAACGAGGGCTTCGTCTCGGGCCTGTACCGGGTCGGCTCCATGCTGCTGTATGTCAGCAACGGCACGGGCTTGTGGAACGGCCTGGCGATCCGCCTGGGACGGCCGTCGGAAATCACCTGGATCGTGCTGCGCGCCGAAAAACCGTAGCGGTGGCCTGCTTGCCGGGCGGCATGGGCCGGCAGTAACCTTGCAGGCTGGCGTCGCGACGGCCTGCGCGGGCATGCCAGATCGGGCCGGATGCGGCGGTGCTTCCTTCCCGGAGACCTGCTCATGCGCTTTGCCGCCGTCCTCGATCATTGCTCGTCTGCCCGATGGATCCCCTGATCCTGGTTGCGGGCGCGGGCGTGGCGGCGGGCGCCATGAACGCCCTGGCCGGCGGCGGCTCTTTCGTCAGCCTGCCCGCCCTGATCGCTGCCGGCGTCCCTCCCGTGCTGGCCAATACGTCCAGCACCGTCGCGCTGTATCCCGGCGGCATGGCCAGTGCCTGGGCCTACCGCGATGGCCTGGCGGGGGTGGCCGACGTCGATCTGCGGCCACTGCTGGCGGTGACGCTGCTGGGCGGCGTCGCGGGGGCTTTCCTGCTGCTGCATACTTCGACGCGGGCTTTCGATGCCGTGTTGCCGTGGCTGCTGCTGGTCGCCGCCTGCGCCCTGGGGTTCGGGCGCCGCATCGGGGAATGGATGCGCGCGCGCTGGCGCGTGCGCCCGGCCGTGGTTCTGGGCCTGCAGTTCGGGCTGGGCATCTACGGCGGCTATTTCGGCGGCGCGGTCGGCATCATGATGATGGCGGTGTGGGGCCTGCTGGGTTCTCACGACATCAAGAGCATGCATCCGCCGCGCACCTTGATGGTGACCGCGGCCAACACCATGGCGGTCCTGATCTTCATTGCGGCGGGCGCCGTGCAGTGGCGCGAGACCCTGGTCATGCTGATCGCGGCCTCTCTGGGCGGCTACGGCGGCGCGCTGCTCGGCAAGCGCATCCCGGCCCCGCTCGTCCGGGCCGGCACGCTGTTGCTGACCGCGTGCATCACCGTGGCGTTCTTCGTGCGGGCGTATGGCTGATGGCGGCCCGCGGGCCGGACGGGTGCGCCGGACCGCGAAACGTCAGGACGTCTCCAGGGCCTCGCCGGTTTCCTGCGCCAGGAAGCCCCCGCTCTGGTGGCGCCACAGGCGTGCATACGTGCCGCCTCTGGCCAGCAGTTCCGCGTGGCAGCCCTGTTCGATGATGCGGCCTTCGTCCAGGACGATGAGCCGATCCATGGCGGCGATGGTGGACAGGCGATGGGCGATCGCGATCACGGTCTTGCCTCGCATGATCCCGTCCAGGCTTTCCTGGATGGCCGCCTCGACCTCGGAATCCAGGGCGCTGGTGGCTTCGTCGAGCAGCAGGATCGGCGCGTTCTTGAGCATGACGCGGGCGATGGCGATGCGCTGGCGTTGCCCGCCCGACAGTTTCACGCCGCGTTCGCCCACCAGGGTGTCGTAGCCCGTGCGGCCCCCGGGGTCGCCCAGTTGCCGGATGAACTCGTCGGCCTGCGCGCGGGCAGCCGCCGCGCGGATGTCTTCGTCGCCGGCGTCGGGCCGGCCGTAGGCGATGTTGTCGCGGATCGAGCGATGCAGCAGCGATGTGTCCTGCGTCACCATGCCGATCGCGGCACGCAGGCTGTCCTGCGTCACGTGGGCGATGTCCTGGCCGTCGATCAGGATGCGGCCGCCGTCCAGGTCGTAGAAGCGCAGCAGCAGGTTGATCAGGGTGGATTTTCCGGCGCCGGAGCGTCCGACCAGGCCGATCCTTTCGCCGGGGCGCACGGTCAGGTCGAG